AGAAGGATGTCCTTCTTAAACTTACGTGTAATTTCATGGTAGTTTGTACCATTATTTGTAAGTGTCCACTTATCTTCTGTCTCATTCCACAAAATCTCAACGTCTGGTGAAGCACCACGCTCTACACGGATACCAGCATCTGCTGTTGGGGTTCCTGTAAAGTCGGTATTAAGGTTGATCTTATTATCAACGATATTTACCTGTGTTGTGTTTACTGAGTTGATTGTTCCAGTAACATTTAAGTTACCGCCAACTGTTAAGTTGTTTGTGATAGTTACATCGTCTGGAAGGCCAATTGTAACGCTAGCATTTTCTGAACCTGAACCAGAAACAGTAACTTCATTGGCTGTGCCAGTGATTCCTGCTACATAGTTTCCTGTAGTTTGAGTTCCAAGGTTTACATTCTTTATAGATACTGCTCCACTTGCTACAGTGAAGTCTGCATCTGCAAATGATGCTACACCTTTATTTGTTGTGCTTGCGTCTTCGCCAGCAATTGTAATTGTATTATCTGTTACAGTAACATCAATGCCTTCTCCACCAGAAACTTGTAGAGATTCTGTTAGAAGAGAAATACCAGTTGTGCCAGTATCTCCATTAATTGTTAATGTTGTTGCTACATCTGCTTCGCCAGCTAAGGTTAGTTGACCTTGAGCATTAACAGTGAATGTTGGGATCTTTGTTGCTGATCCATATGCTCCTGCTGTAACGCCAGTATTGGTGATGGAAATTGTTTCGGTTCCTGCTGGGTCTCCATAGACCGCAGTAATACCTGTTCCGCCAACAATTGTTGATCCAATAATATCCTGAATTGCTTCTGTAGAAGCAGACATTGGAATCCATGGACCATCTGGTGCTGTGCGACCATTGTAATAGTACATTACATTGTCTGAATTGTTGTAGTATATCTGACCAGTTACTGGAAGTGACGGTGCAGATGATACGTTTTGAATTCTAGCATTAATAAGCTCATTCTTGTTGAGGTTAATACTAGTTACAAATAGTCTTGCCATTTACTTTGCTCCTCTAAGACAGGTACGCTGTCCCTGAGAATGGTTGAGCCATTGTCAGTGTTAAAGTGTTAACATTATTATACTCTATACCAGTTTCTAATATGTCGCCGCCACTGGTTTTTACCGTCACATTTGGATAAAATTCAAGGTTGTGGTTTATTGGAACGGAATAAACTGGGCCAGACTGTCCATTAAAAAGTGCCATTTCCCAGCTATACTCAAAGGCTATCTCTGTATTGAGAAGGTAGTTTGAGGCTCCAGCCCATGTCAGATCTGTGGGTTTTGGACCATAAAATCTTGTTGTGATCTTATCATAGTAAAAGTCTCCTTCAAGACCTAGGTTCTCGGCTGGAATACCATTACCATTTAATATTGTTTTACCACGAGGACCTTGTGGTCCAGGGCTGGATATTACAACATCATTAATAGTTTCTGTAATAACAACTTTTGGAATATTATCGCTGTTGATAATTGGCATTAGATTGTAACCGATCTATTTAATGTAAGGAATCCCTCAAGCAATTTTATTTTATTACCATTAGAATCGATGACCATTAAATCGTATGAAGATTTTGGATAGAATAATTTGTTAGTTTGAGTAGGGGTCATCTTAATAGTTATCTTGCCAAGTGCTGGGTCTATTGTGATTCCACCAGTGCTTGGTGATGTGAGAGTAAATGCTAGCTTGCTACCGCCTTTGGTATCACGAACCTGTAGTTTTGCGGTTGCCCCGACAAGGGAAATTGGAAGATCGTTTGGATCTTTATATTCTACAATAAAAGAGAAGGTAGTGTTTTGATCTACTTCCCAGTTTTTTTGTCCTGCCATTTTCTAAACTCTCCTAATAGGAAAACTCCTATACCAATTTTAGCATAGGAGCGTTCCTAATTGATTTTAGAATTACTTCTTGGTAAACCCGAAACTGTTTTCGTTAGGGTTAAGTGCCTTTAGTATAACTGGCAGACATGCTGCAATACCGCCCTTGATTAAATCTCCTGGGTCAGTGTTTCCAGTCATGTAAAGAGCAATGGCTGCGCCAAGGAAGTGGCGACCATAGCTTGCTAACGCTGCTAGAATTTTCTCTTGCATTGTTACCTTTCCATCATTGTTTAGATCTTGCTTTGGCATTAGATCCTCCTATTTCTGGGCATTGTGCCCAGGAATTTTGGGTTTTACCCCAATTATATTGTACTACGTTTAGGCGGAAATGTCTACAAGCTCACAATTGCCGTCTGAGCTACAGGCAAGGGTGGCGTTCGTAGATGTTCCATCTTCTGTCTCATAAAATGATAAATCTTCCCAGCGAATATCTTTAGGCATTTTTGCGACTAAGGCGTCATACTCTGCCTTGTCAACTTCTTGATATGGAGCCTGCTTGTAGGTATGGTCTGAATGAGGAAGGAATGAAATTCCAGACACCTCATCAAAATGCTTGTACACCCATGCGCCTACCTCCATCCACTCTTCTTCTTTTACAGAAACTGTAATAGATGGTTTATGCTCACACCATGCACGTTGATAAACTAACCAAGTGTTTAGGTGATCAAGTGCTGTTAAATCAGATCTTGTAATTGCACCTTCTGGTGCTTTTACTGGAAATGAAAATACGTATGTGTCGTTTGGCTTCATTACATCATCTTCTACTGGAATACCAACTTCCTTTAAGAATGTTGAGATAGGGTCTCCTTTTGAGCCACGAACTGTACGAATATAATATTGTGAATGCCAAGGATGCATTCCTGAAGATACCCCGACCAATTGAGACACTGTTCCAGAAGGCTTTACACATGTAATAGCTGCAGACTCAGGAATCCCAATTTTCCCCGCTTCTTCTTTATTAATTTCTCTTGCATACTCACGAAGACCCGAAAGAGTCTTTTCTAGCTTATCTAGCCCCTGCTTACCTGAAAAAAACTTATGTCCGAATTGTCCTGTTAGAGAAACCCCTAGAAGGCGCTCTTCTTCTGTATTGTCTTTCCAAATCTTACGAAGATACTTGAAATCAGTTAGTGTAGCCTGCCACGTTCCAAGAATTGTTGCAAGGCGTACTTTATTTGATACATCTTCAACTGTGTCCTTTTCACGTAGTACGACTTCTGAAAGATTACAAAACTGATAAGGACGCAGAATAATTTCTGAGCAAGGGTTCGTCCCGTAATGTACTTCAGGATCCCTTCGTCCATATTTAGCTGCTTGCGCTTGAGCGGCGGCAACATTATAGATTCCACGCTCTCCAGACTTTGAGTCATAAAGATTTTTCCATTCTGCAATAAACTGCTCCATCTCTGGTTTGCGTGAATAAGCAACAGAGTTATTAGATAATGCACGTTGTGGATTATTTTCCCACCAGTTTCCAGATTTAGCAGCAGCCATTTCAATATCATTAATGTTAGAAAGAGAAATCATTGCTGAGCGACGAACTCCTCCAACTACTACTACCTCACCAATCTTGCACATAATATCATGTGCCTCAATTGGCTTTAATTGACGACCTGCCGCATTTTTAAATTTAGCAATTGTAAAATCAAAAAGATTAATTAGTGGTTGTGGTCCTGAAGAACGACCTCCCATAGTTTTCAAACGAGCACCTGCTGGACGAACCTTGCTAACATCAACTGCTGGAATATGTCCCGTCCATAGCAATGCAAGTAGCTCACGATATGCTTTTGCCCATCCCTGCTTAGAGTCTTCTACAACAATTACTGTATCTGATTTCTCAAAAGAATCTGGGACGGATGGCAACTTATTAATATATTTATATTCTACAGAAAATCCTACACCAGTTCCACACATCAAGATATACATTGTTTCATCAAATGATCTTGGATTGTCTACTGGAACAAATGAGCAGTTGTATCCTGCTACATTATCTCTTTCCAATGCGGCTCCAGATGTCATAACTGAACGCATTGAAGGCATTACATTTCTTTGGAATACACCGTCTTTTAATTCCGCTACAATCTTCTCGTCTGGAATATAATTATGATTTTCTTTTAGGTGGTTTAACATAAAATCAAAATATCGATTTACTGTTTCACCCCATGTCTCACGACGATTCTCTTCTGGAATCCATCTTGCATATCGAGACAACGCAATAAAATTTTCGTATGGGTTTGCAATAGTTTTTGACATTTTTGAAATAACACCTTTTCTCCGCCTTGCGGTTTTATAATTTTAGTTGAAGTCCTATTCTACCAAACTTCTATATAAAGGGGAAGGGGTTATTGAAATTTTTTAAAAATATGACCAAAGGCATTATTGGTCAACTGAATCCAGTTATATTCTTCATGTATTTTAGTTGACTGAGCAAAGTAGTATCCAGAATATGCTTTAAAATTTAAAATAGAGTCGTACATTAATTCTTCTAAATGCTTTTCATCAGGTTTAAACATTTGCCCTATATGTGCATCTCCAACTGCTTTAGGTAAAGTTTCAGATGTAAGGGTAGACCTTAGCTTTAGGGGCCCTATAAACTTTTTATAATGTGCCCAATCATAGGTTGATATAACTGGCATACCAGTTGCAAGTGCCTGTAGTGGTATAAATCCAAACCCTTCGCCCCAGGTCGGATAAATTAACACATGGTGTCTTTGATGTAAGGCTACGAGGTCCTCTATGGCCATTTCATCTTTTATAACTTTAATATTTGAATAAACGTCTTCTGGTAATCTTAGTTCTCCATTTTTATCATAAACTCTAACGGTATGATTATGATGACATTTTAATGTTAGTTGATATTTTGGATTATTTCCAAACATTTTAATAAATGTGTCAACAACTAGCTGGCCAGATTTTCTTGGAGATGGTTCTCCAACATGTAAAAATTTAAAAACCTCATCTTCATTATAAGATCTTTTTACTGCAGACCATTTTTCTTCAATTCCATGTGGATAAACATATATAGGTTTTGTAACTCCATTGTCCTTAAAAACTTCTGCACACCAGTCTGATGTTGCCCACACTTCATCGCACTGATTAAATCTTTCTACCCAGTCTTTTCTCATTGATGTTGATTCCCACGGAGTATAACCAATTTGATATTGGCTTTTATGTAATTTATATAAATGTGGCTGTGTAAAATTTATCTGAACATCAGCTTTAGGGTTAGCATACGAAAGCTCATGTCCTAAATCTTGTAATGATTTTACAATATGTTGACCAGCATAACCAAATCCGACAGCGGGATTTAAGCCTGCCCAGATCGTATAATAAGATATTTTCACGGTATTTTTTCTAGTCAACTGGCTTGACAGGGTTATCCTATCAATGTTATGATTATACTTCGTTATCTCTAAAGGAGGAAATGCCAATGGAGAATATAAAACAGCGATTGAGTGATGTTGCTCATAACTGGTCTTATATAGGAATGATAACATTATTCTTATTTACAGTCCAGCCTGGTCCAACAACATCTCAGGCGTTGACGGTGGAAACACCAAAATCAACGGTACAACTAAAGAAAGAAACCTTAGAGAAGTACAGCACTACTGTATACAAGCCTTCTGAGACACTAACAGACAAAGAACTAAAAGAACTTTTATCAGCTGTTGGTTTTGAAGGAAAAGCCCTTAAACAGGCTTGGGCTATTGCTAAGTCAGAATCCAATGCAAGGCCTATGGCTTACAATGGTAACAGGAAAACTGGAGACAGTTCCTACGGAATTTTTCAGATTAACATGTTGGGTGAACTCGGCATTGATCGTAAAGAAAAATTTGAATTAAGATCGAATATCCTATTATTCGACCCAGTAATAAATGCAGAGATAACGTATTATATGACTAAAGGCGGAACCGATTGGTCATCATGGTCTTCCCTTAATGGGGTAAGATACAATGAGTTCCTACAGGAATTCCAGAACTAAAAGGGGGGTACGTGAAGATACAGTATGTGTCTAGGTACCTCACACTAGCAGAGAAGGGCCTTGTTCCAAGACTTGAATGTCCATTGGATCAGGGCCCTTTAATGTGCAACGAAACAAATGAAGGTATAATATACTTATACTGCTTATCTTGTAATTTCAAGAAAACTGTGGGATTGGAATATTATGGAAAACTTAAATCAGCCGTCGATTCAAACTGATGGCGGGACTATCAAAGAAACTGACTCTATGGGTAGAGAAATTTTTTGGGAAGATATAGGTAGACCAGATGACGGAAAATGAAAAGCCACAGAATTTAGAAGACAACCTACCAATGGTTAATTATATTATGCTACATAGAATATATGACCTATTAACATTAATTGCAAACAAACTTGTGGGACCAGAAGACGTATCTAAAATGATTCAATACCACGACCAAGGGTATCTACTTGGCCCAGCCCCATCTTTTACTCCAGGAGAAGAAAAAGATGAGCGATCAGAGTGAGTATCCAGATAAATATTTAAACTATTATTCTCAAGTTATTAAAATTTGTGAACAATGTGAGCTATACTCACAACTAGACGAAGAGTGCTTGGTTGTTGATCAGAGGGTATTTGACATTGTTACATCTGATTCGGCAATTTGCCCGATAGGAGAATGGTGAACAAAATATATATTGACCAGATAGCCTATAAAATGAATAGGGCGGAAAAAACTGTTTACGAAGACGTATCAAAAGCCACTGAAGCTTTAAAGTGGATGGTAGATAAACTAGATTCTTATTTAAATAAATGTGTGAATGTTGAAAATGGCAACTGCTACACCGCATGGAAGCATGATGAGTGTAGGGTGCTTATGGAAATTCTTTATGACCTTACTCATGACAAGAAGTACGAAGAGGATAAATGGGTTTTTGACCCCAATAAAAAATTATTGTGGGAATAGCCAAAAATGGTTGACTTAGAACATATTTTATTTTATACTACATAAGTATGGGTTGACGCATCCCACAATTTGCTCCCCGTATAATGTGTAGCAATACACTAGGAATGCCCAATCGGATCCGCCTCTGATTGGGTTTTGTCCTTTCTAGGGTATTGATTTATAATTTTTATTATAGTATTATTAAGGCCTACAGAAAAGGGCGGATCATGGAAAATTCCAAGAAACCACATTACGACGTAATTATAACAACCCCAGGCCACAGCATGAATCAGCTATACGTGCTATCCCTAGTGGGAACAATTAAAGAGTTAGAAAAAAGAGGCATTTCTTGGGCATATTTTTCACAGTATGCATCTAACGTAGTTGAAGCAAGAGAGAATACCATCCTTGGCGGAAACAATATTCCAGACAAACATAGAATCAATGAGCCTATGTTTGGTTCTGTCACCTATAATAAAATTTTTATGATTGACTCAGATATTGAGTGGCATCCAGATGATTTTATGAAGCTTTATGAATCAGATAAAGATGCAATTAGCGGAGTATATTTAATGGCAAGCGGTGACAAAACAACTATGAGCGAGTGGAACCCAGACGCAATTTATGAAGCTCCTCCGCATATTTCTAAACAACAAATTCTAGAGAGAACAGAACTATTTCCAATTACGGGTGGTGGTCTTGGATTTGCCTGTATTAAAAACGGAGTATTTGAAAAAGTTACTCGCCCTTGGTTTTCACCAATGGTGGTTGAAGTTCCAGATCGACTTGGTGGATCATACCTTTTAACTTACTCAGAAGATATTTCTTTCATACTAAAGATGAAAGACTATGGAGTTCAAATGTGGTGCGATCCACTAGTAAGAGTTAATCATCTTAAAACCGTTAAAGTCGGTTGGGGACCACGCTAAAATAAAGTCCCTTCGGCAGGAGTCGAACCTGCGACCAATCGGGTAGAAACCGAGTGCTCTGTCCTCTGAGCTACGAAGGGCAAGTTCTCTTATCTAGACTCGAACTAAAACTAAAGGCTTCAAAGGCCTCTGTGCTGCCATTACACCATAAGAGATCAGAGAGCGAGTGACCAGAATCGAACTGGCACCATCTGCTTGGAAGGCAGAAGCACTACCATTATGCAACACTCGCAAAGCTGGTCCACCTGGACTCGAACCAGGAACCCCTGAGTTAACAGCTCAGTGCTCTGCCGATTGAGCTATGGACCAATTAGATGATTATACTATTTAAAATACAGGATAGCAATGTTTCATGTGAAACATTTTATATAGTGCGAAAAAAGTGCGCCGAAAGATTAAGAACCTATCTATCATACCAATACGGACATATAGTACATATACTCCTGATACAGACATAAGGTATAAATAGTACAGAAAAAGTGCGTCGAAAGTAGAAGACCCCATTTCCCAATCTACCCCAATTTACAGAATATGCCATATAAGCCTTCTAGGGGCCATATAAGAGCCTTAGCCCTATCTTCTGGTACCCA